GCGTTCTATTTTGTATCTAGATGCCCAAGCAGGATGTTCAAACACACGTATCATGCGTACCACACGAGAATGGATTAAGGCTAATCCTGATGCTGTTAAAGATTGCTTTATGGTAATCCAATGGACTACCTGGGAACGAGAAGAGTGGTGGTATAAAGGTCACGACTTTCAAGTTAATGCATCGGGAATTGATGATATTCCAGAAGCTTTACAACAACGCTACAAACAATTTGTTGTTGATGTTGATTGGAAAAAATGTAGACAACGTGCCCACAATGAAATTTGGGAATTTCACCGAGAGCTAGAGGCACAGGAAATACGGCACGTGATGTTTAACGGCAACAACCATTTTGATGGAATTGCAGACCAAAAGCCCTGGGGCTCTAGCTACATGCACCCGTATGCCGCCGAAATGACCTACAATTCGGTTTTGAGAAGTAACGGATTCAAAACGGTCAATCCGGATAGTTGGCATTTTGGGCCAGATGCCCATTGCTATTGGGCGGAATATGTGTTACAATACATTAAACGCAACCAACTATTGAGTCCAAATGAAATACCTACTTATTGACACAGCCAACATGTTTTTCCGAGCACGTCACGGTGCCCACAGAGCCAGTGATACTTGGACTAAACTGGGGTTTGCATTACACGTCACAATGATGGCTGCCAACAAGGTAGCCAAGCGTTTTCAAGCAGATCACGTTATCTTCGCACTGGAAGGTCGTAGCTGGCGCAAGGACTACTATGAGCCCTATAAGAAAAACCGTGCTGTGGCACGTGGTAAGATGACCGAAGACGAAGCAGAAGAAGACAAGCTGTTTTGGGAAACTTATGACAATCTGACTAAATACTTGTCAGACAGAACCAATTGCAGTGTTATTCGTTGCGCAACAGCCGAAGCAGATGACATTATTGCACGTTGGATTTCATTACACCCCCAAGACGATCATGTGGTAGTTAGTTCAGACACAGACTTTGTGCAACTGGTTGCTCCCAATGTCACACAATACAATGGTATCACAGACGAACTGATCACACTGGAGGGTATATTTGATGCCAAGGGTAAGCCTGTTACAGATAAAAAAACTAAACAACCAAAAACCATCCCGGATCCGGCCTGGCTACTATTTGAGAAGTGCATGCGTGGCGACACCTCCGACAATGTCTTCTCTGCTTATCCGGGAGTACGTGAAAAAGGGACAAAGAATAAAGTTGGTCTCCGTGAGGCCTTTGCCGACAGAGACAAGCGAGGATATTCTTGGAACAACATGATGCTTCAACGCTGGACCGACCATAACGGCGAAGAGCACAGAGTGTTAGACGACTATGAACGTAACTGTACATTGATCGATCTCAACGCACAACCGGATGCGGTCAAGGCAACTGTAGATGCCGCAATCCGTGAACAACTTAGTCACAAAGATGTGGGCATGGTAGGCGCACACTTCATGAAGTTTTGTGGCAGGTACGAGCTGACCAAGCTGAGTGACCAAGCTGATACAATCAGTCGTTGGCTCAATGAAACATACAAAGGAGTATTAAATGATACACGCCAAACCAGTAGTTGATAACGAATATTGGATCTTGAAAAAAGATGACCAAAAGATTGGTAACATCCAGGCAGTTAACGATGGATATCAAATCACAATTGAGAACAAGGTTGGATTATACAAGACCATTCCCATGTTGCGTAAACGTGAGAATGTGGAATTTGAGCCAGCTGAAAAAGTAACCAAGCCTGCGGCAGACCTAGTACATGGCTATAGTACTGGATGCAGAACATACAACCCCATCTGGGATGTGAAACACAAGCTACCCTTGTTTACTAAAAATAACAAAAGCAAATCGTGGTTTGCAGCCGGATGGTACATGGTCAAGCAACATCGCAACTGGAAACCTATTCATAACCCTAAACTCATTGTACTTGAACGCTATAAGTATCAAGGTCCGTTCCACTCTAAAGATGAAGCAAGTGTTCAACATACCAACATGTCTACCCAAGCAACTATATGAGCTTGCACATTAATCGATTTGTTGACAGTATCAAAGCACATGAGTCTAGGGGGCAAAAAGATTTTACTATGCCGCTCAAAGATGCCAAAGATCTACACGCAGATATTACCAAATTGTTGTTGGTGCTAGAACAACTACGACAACCAAATGGTAAAACTGATGAAAAAATTCAGGTGGAAATCACCGGTGGCACATTTTAAACTACTCAGTTTTCTAGGTAAATAGTACTAGGAGTTTAATGATGAGTAGACCAAAACCCAGTGTGCTAATCGAGCACACAAACAAACAATCTTACAAGACTGAGCAAGTGCTAGCGTCGGAAGGAGTATGGGCAGTTTTCTACGATAACACTCCCATTAACCTCAAAACATCAAACATGCTCACACAGTATCCTGGCCCAAAGTACAAGAAGGTCAGTTTCTCCAATCCTGGACATGCCATTAACTTGGCTCGCAAACTCAACACGCAGTTTAAAACTGACAAGTTCAGTGTGGTGCTGTTGACTCAGGGGGCTCGTGTGTTCCCCAATGCTCAATAAGATCGCATTAACTCAGCAGTTGATTGAACAACTTCGCAGTGATATAGCACTCACACTTGACGAAGCCATGCAAGAGTGGTGGAAGAATCCCGACAAAGATGCAGGCCTACGGTTAACCGCCGAAGGCTTTTTTGTTTTTGATTCGTTAAAAATTGAGCATTATGAGTTTGATGTGCCACCTAGTATGCCTGCAATACCAGGAAGGTTATTAACTCTGGACAGAAAACTCACCTGTCCATATTATATTTTTCTTGGCAAGAAACCAAAGTTATTATTATTTGGTAGTAAAGAAGCTACAATGTATTCATTATATGGGGATATTGACAAGTTCATTAAAGGCATTGCACGTGGATGACTGACATAAACTTTTCCGGATTATGGCGGGTTAATCTAGTAGAGCATACTGATAATCAAACAAGTAGTAACATAATTGATGAAGTATATTTTAAATTTCGTGGAGAGGCATTACTATTCATGAAAATCTATAATGAACCCATCCCCGAATCTGGTAATTATACCGTATATGCAGGCCCATATAAAGTACCCTAATCGATAATCCCCGATAATATTATCGATAATCCCACTATAATTAACTATAATCCACTATAATTCAGCATGTTGTTTTTGTACAACATGTGGATTTTAGTTGACCAGAAATGCCCGATTTGCTATAATACTTGTATGGAACTTAAAAAGCAATCACGTAAAAAGCGCACCGATCGTACACATATCATTTATATGTTGCAAAGCGGTGCCGACTTCTACATTGGTGTTACTGCCAAGACTGAAAGCACTGTTAACAAGAGTGCTCAAGTGCGTTTTAACAAACACGTATATCGCTCACGTTCAGAAGACAAATCCTGGGCACTATATGAGTGCATGCGTGAGCGTGGTGTTGACACATTTAACTTGGTGGTTGTGGATGTTGTGCGTGGCAAAACCGACGCTCACAAATTAGAGCGTGAATTGATCCGTGAGCACAAACCCAATTTGAACACAGATGTGCGTGGTGTTGTTTAATTACAACACTGCATTTTGGTTGACCAATAATTGCCGATTTGCTATAATATGAACATAGTAAGAAATAAGGAGCCCGAAATGAAAGTTACTTTTACCCCTGTAAACGGTCGAACAATGTTGATCCCTGCAGTGGCACTGAAAACCTATCAGGCCAAGCACAATGCGGTTGCGTTTCTTCAAGCCAACGGTAGCATCTATGCATCAAGTTCAACACCTGGTGTTGATAAAGCCCGTAATACAATTCTCCGTGCCAATCGCAAGATTGAGCGTGAAGGTTGGTACTCCCAAGCAATTTAAATTTGGTTGACCAATAATTGCCGATTTGCTATAATATGAACATAGTAAGAAATAAGGAGCCACAAATGACAGAATTTACATCTTGGGAAGACATGACAGAATTGGAACAAGCCCAGGCCACTTACTGGGATATGCACAAGGATGCATATGGCTTCCGTCCACGTGGTGTTGACACCTCTAGCTGGACTCTTGAGCAGTTTCAGGAAGAGTTTGTGATCTTGGGTCAAGCTATTGACCGTGAAGAGACTGCCCGTAAGGCGGCAGAGTCCAAGGCGGTTGAGTTGTTTGAACGCCGTGTTGCTGAATTGATCAGTACCGGTGCTAAAGACTCGGAAATGGCCATGCGTTGGATTCACGAAGCCGAAGAGACTAACGGCGACAACGATTACCTGGCCTGGATTCTGGGCTTGCCCTATCAATACTTCCGCAAAGCGGCTTAAGGAGAAAACTATGTTAGCAGAACACACACAATCTGGTTATTACGATCAACGTCACGGCGGCCCTTACGATCGTGGAGTTGCTGACAGCTATTACGGTCGTGACTATATGCCGCATTACTTTGTGAGAGACACTCACCGCAGTCCTAGAATTGATATGGCGCAAATGACACCGGCAGAGATTGTGGCATACACCGCAGGCTATCGCAACAACGAAGCCACCGGCGACAAAAAGGAGTGGTAAAATGACCATGCCAGCAGGACGATATTACATTGGTGACTTGTGCTATGTCATGCACCCAGAATGGGATGAGGCATGTGC